CTGTTCCTTCTTACGCAAAATTAAATCGAGACGAGCCAGAGCATTCCATGCTTCATGTGCTGCATGTAGTTCTTCTGTATCAACGTCACACTCTTGACCCGCCTTCTCATACAGCCAGTGTCTGAGCTTAGCATCGTCATAGCGACTGATACCGTTAGGGACTTCCTGCCACCCGTTGTCTGTGTACTTCATAGCACCGTAGGTACCGACAGCACTTACTGCCAGTAGCGCACGGGCGAAGCCTCCGAGCACAAGAGCAGGGCGAGGCTTACCTGCATCGAGCTTAGCTCCGGGGCTATGTGCATCTTTACCTAGTGGGTCAGACTCTCGGGGCAGTGTGCTACCTGTCGCCCACTCTTCTGGCTTCTCCTTACCTGTAAGGCCGGGTGCATCTACTCTGATCCAGTTCTTACTCCAAACATCCCACTCAAACCCTGGGCGGGGACTCTGTGCTGTCATGGCTTCTCCTGCTTGTCCCTGCCGGGACGGTTATAGATGCGCAAATTAAATTGCCACCTAACCCTAAGGCTAGGCAGCAAGTTGATTAGCTCGTTAGTAGACTCAGGCGCTTAGCCTTTGAGTTCTGTGTGTACCGACTACGTGCAAAGCCGCCGCAGTCACCGCACTGGTAGCGGGTGTACTGCCCGGTCTGGGTGAGGGCTGGCTTGTCCTGTGCTACGAGGTGGGTGCTAGCGCAGCGTGGGCAGCGCATCTTCTCGTCATCGTAGTACGCCGCCACGTTCGGGTGGTTCTGCATATACGGGCGCAGCTTGAGGTACAGTTCCTCGGTGGCCGGTACGTCGATGCAGTTGTACTTCTTCATCTCCCGCCATGCAGCCTTGTTGCCCTTGAGGCACTCGGTCCATAGCTCCATGCCGGGGAACTTGCCGTGGTCGTACTTAGGCGTGTCGGTCAGGTGCTTGCTCAGCCACTCCAGCTTGTTACTGGTGAACCTAGCAACCTCCTTAGCGATCAGCATGGTATCAATCACCTTGATCGGGGGCAGGGCTGGGAAGCCCTTCTCGATAAAGCGTGCGTTGATCTTCTTCATGTCGAAGGCTTTGCCGTTCTGTGCGATCACGATGTCCACATCAGACAGCAGCGCATGAAGCCCGGCCAGTAAACGATAGTCGTTACGTGGGTGGTCGTCCTTGCTGGTGTCATCGTAGATGATGCGCTTCTTACCCAACTCCTTAGCACAGTAAGATAGGATCGTCCACTCGTCAACGATCTGGTTGAGCCCGATGTTTACCTTGAACGTGCTCCACACGTAGGCCACAATGGGGCTCGTCTCGATGTCGAGCGTGATGGTCTTAGGCCCTTTGGCTTTTGCCATGTTTGATTTCCTCGTAGTGGTAAGCTGATTGCCACCCTGCCACATAGTTCCACAAGCACACCCGGCCCGTAACCGGGCAGCGTAGCTTGGTGGTGTGGGGCCGCAGGGCGGCAGGCAGTTTGGAGTTGAACTCCTCTACGGGCATGGGCTTAGCCGCAGGGGTCACGTTGCAAGTGACCGGGCGGCACGGGTAGCACGCGCCTTCGCATTTCTTTTCTCACGTTTCTCGTCCTCGGTCTTGTGGGTTGGGTGGAGCAGGCCAGTGCGGTTGGACGCATGGGCCTGAAGGTAGGGTGCCGCGTTATACAGGAAGGCTGAGAGGTCACGCACGCCGTAGCGTTTGTAGTTGTTCTCTACCTTGCCGAGCAATGCGTTGCACCCATTGTGCAGTACGGCCCGCACAGCTCCTGTACCGTGATCGTGGTCAAGCACCGGCTTCAACAGCGGGAGCTTACACAATGCACACAGTTGGTTCTGGTTCTGGGCGAGGCGCTCCCTCGTCGGAGCTACCTCCGATTGCTTGAGCCTGCGCGGCAGCGTTAATGTTGTCTGCGTCACGTACACGCCTTTCGATTTCTTGGTAAGCCTTGGCGAACTCTTCTGAGCCATCGTTCCATAGGGCCAGCGGCCCGCCCGGATCAAGGCAGTCATCCCACTTGTCGGGTACACGGCGCAGCCACAGCAAGCAAGCCTGCTCGATAATCTCTACCAACCAGCGTTCGCCGTAGTAGGATTCGTACAGCGCGGCTACTGCGGCCTCGTAGCTGGGTACACCTGCCAGTAGCTTACCGGCTGTGACCTCACCTACTGGCTTGGCCTTACCGTCGATCACATACTTGGGGAGGCCCGGTATGTTATCGGCAGCATCGCCATGCAGCATCTGATGCCAGAACCAGTATGGTCCGTACTGCTTGTCGTTGAACACGCTGTTGTAGGGGATGACGTTGTGTGCCCGTGTCTCTTGCCTGCACCAGTTGAGGCTGTACTCAACGCGGTGTGTGCGGTGGCTAACCCAATCAAGATGCAGCCCCGGCAGCATACGCATGTCCTTGTCCTGTGTGTAGATCACACAGTCGTCGGGGAAGTTGTATGCGTAGTAGGCGAATAGGTCATCAGCCTCAGCAGTTGTCGTAAGCTCAACCGGCGGGCCGATGGTGCCTGCCTCAAGCAAGTCACGAAGGTACCGCCAGTTAGCGGGGCGGCGGTTGTTAGTACGCTGCCCTTGATAAGGCTTGACTCGGGCGATAGCATAGCGGTGGCCTTTGTGGCTACCACTCGCTGTCGTCAGGAGGCGAACCTCACCGGCACCCGTGATGCGCTGAGCCGCCGCTACCTTGTTGAGTAGGTTGGCCCGCGCCTCGCCGGGTGTCGTGTCGTCATTGCCTGCACAGTAGTAGGCCAAGCCATCAGCGTCAACCAGCAGGATGCGCGAAGGTAGTATGGGTACTGACCCGGAAGCCATCGGAGAGGCGCTCGCCGCCGCAGCGATAGCCCCCGCAAAGGGGGCCGTGCTCATCAGACGATACCGCCAAGGGCGTCGTCAGAAGGGGGCGTCGTCGAAGGCTTTGGGGGTTCCGCTGCCTGTGCTGCTGGCCCCTCGTCCTCGTCCTGCTCGTCCATCGCCGGGATGTCCACGCCCTGACCGTTGGTCACAAGCAACTCGTGGATGGGGGAGCCAACGAAGTTGACCGCCTGCTTGATACGGTTCTGGAAAACGTTCTTGCTCTTGGCCGGAGCAGTGACCACACCCTTGTCGTCCTTGCGCTCGGGGTACTCGCCCTCGATGAACAGTGAGCCCCACTGCTCAAGGTCTGCCTGCTGCCAGATGAAGCAACGAGGCACGCTAAGAGCTGGCGGCACGGCGATGTCAACCCAGCCAGTCTCGCTGTCCTCGTCCTCTTTGCGGGGAGGGGCAATGGTGTAGCCACCTGGGCCACGCAGCACGGCGTCGGTGCGCTCCTTGCCATCCTTACCTACCCACTTGTCATGCACCACCTCGACCTTGTAACCCTCGCCCAGAAGCTGAGCGAAGTGCTGAGCGTCCTGCTTGTAGTTCATGCGCTGGAACAGCTTGAACAGATTGGCCTTTTCGTTGAGGCTGTAGTTCTCTTCGATGGTGATGCGCACCGGGAGCTTGGTACCATCTTCCAGTTCGCGGGGTGGGTGGCGCTTGCCGACAAGTTCAAAGACCAGGATGACTTTCTCTTTGACGTTGGGCACGCCCTTGAAGGTGCCCTTCTGCTTGCCCAGTTCAACGTAGCCCACGAAGCGGGCAGTGCCCGGCCCCGCTGCTGGTGGGGTGAAGTCACCGCCGCCACCGGCTACGGATTTGGTTTGGTCTGCGCCCTCGGCTGCTGCCTTGGCGCCTAGTGCTTTGAAGTCGATTGCCATAATGATTAGTCCTTAGTTGATGAAGCTCGGCTGGTAGTCAGCCATGTATTGCTTTCGCAATTCTTTTCGCAGCACTGCTGCACGTTCCTTGATGCCGGGTATCTTTTCCTCGTCCATCATGCTAGCGCCCCAGCTTGTGTCGCTCGGTACTGGCACAGGGATAGGCCACTTGAACCACCACTCCATGAAGTCTGACGCGCCCTCCATGCAAGCATGAAGCAGAGCAGCAGCCTCAAAGGCTACGCTGTCATCGGCGTCTGCATAGCAGGCATCATGCACTTGGTTAACCAGAAGGGCTAGCCCCTCAAAGTTCCTACGTGCATAGTAAGCCCGCACACTCAGCCACATACCAGCCTTAGCCCACTCGCCGCCGCTGCCTTGCACAACGTAGTTGCGAATCTCGGTGGGTGAGAAGCTGGCCGTGATGCCGAGCTTAACCAGATACTCCGGGCTAGGCTGCTCCGTGTAGCTGTATATCTTACCGTCAGGTGTACGGAAAGTGCTACGCCCAAGGTGGCAGATTACACCGGGATGGTCTGGGTGGGGCATGGTGCGGTCGGCCTTGCGGTTAGACTTAATGACAGCGGTAGCATCGGCGTAATACTGGCGTATCTCCGGGTACCGCTCATTGTCAGCAGCCCGCAGAGCAGCAACGTCCTCGATAGACATGCCAGTCTTAGCTGCAATGGCCGGGTCACCGGCACCGAAGGCTGATTGGAAGCTGTACTCCTTCGCCTTGGTGCGCTTGTAGTCCCACTCCTTGTCATACTTGTCACCCTTGCATAGAGCATACACAGTGTCATAGTCCATCTTCTCCTTGGCTGCTAGCTTAACGCAGTGCATGTCGAGGCCGGCCCGCAGGTCGGCGATCAACTGCTTGCACCCAGTGAGGATGGCCTGCACGTACACCTCAAGCGAACTGAAGTCTGACTGGATGATCTTACCGTTCGGCCCGAAGCGGGACACGAAGATGGTCTTGACATCCGACTTGTTCCCCTTCGGGATGTTCTGCTTAATATTCAACGGTGGTCGTTAAGCACCGTCCGCCTTTCGGCTGCTGCATGTCACCATGCAGAGTAGACTATATCATAGCAGGCTTGCCTGCTCTCCGCGCTTCCAGCCACTTGGCCGTACTCTCTTTCGAGATAGTCGTTGCGCCTAACCAGCTATGCAATGCGGCATGTTCGCCCATCGTAAGCATTATCAAATTATCTACGCTGTTGTTGTGCGGGTTCTCGTCGCAGTGATGGACGCAGTATCCTTGAGGTATCTCTGTGATACCTAGATGCTGTGCCATAACTACGCTATGCACAAACACATGCTTGCTAGCCTTGCGGCCAGTGTACCAGCTAGGCTTCAGCATCATAAGGTACCCCTTGTTGTCACCAACAATGCCTATGTAGTTATGATGCAGGGCTGCTACCTTGTTCTTCATCGGGTTTAGATCACCCAACTTAGACTTGCGGTAACTGCCGCGCTTGCGCTCGTTGCGGTACGCCTTGCTATAGTTATTGGCAACGTATGTCCACACTACCTTGTAGGATAGGGACAAGCGGTTAGCAATTTCTTGCAGGGTAAGTTCTGTGTTTTCGTAGAAGTGTTTAATATCCATCGTGTGCTCCTAAGCAGATATGGTGGTGTTGGTTCAGGATTGTCTGCTTGTAGTACAGGTACCAGAATATTCTGTACTGTGCAGATGTCCCCTGAGTTCACGGAGTTTTACAACCTCCAGATAATTAAAGGTTGGGGTCAGAGCTAGACAGGCGGGCCGTTATCGTGCTGCACATATTCAGCTTATGGTGGATGATCCCCTGACCATCAACCAGCGTGAGCATCCCTGTCTCTTTACCGGCCTCGTCCTTGCGGTAGTAGTACGTACCCAAGTCCTTCGACATACCCATAAGCTCGGCGTACATCTTGAGGAAGGGCACGCCACGATTGGCTAGCTCTTCGACAACCTCGCTGCTTGTGGACCATACACCTGGGTCAGCACCGGCCCACTTCTTGATGGGCTGTGTGTAACCTTTGAAGGTGTACGGTCGCTTGACGATGCGGCCCTTGGGCTTGGTGTAGTCATCGACCTTAACCTTCTTGGTCTTGTACTCACCAGCATTCTTGCCGCCCTTGTACTGTACACGTTGGTCTAGCTCGGGGCTATCCCACACCAAGCCATCATAGTATGCACACTCTACGGTACGATTGTCCGACAGCAGGTAGTGCATCACTTCCATCTGCGCATAGGCATAGGCGCTACTGCCAACCTCGTTAGGCGGTGTCCACGTAGTCGTACCATCCTTGAGGTCGTACTCACGGCAGCCGTACTTAACCGTGCCACCGAAGAACAACGCGCTCCGCTGCACTGGGCTACCCCAGTTGAAGTCGAAGGGCAGGTCGGCGGGTAGGTACTGGGCTAGTCCGAGCGTGGCCTCGTTGACTTTAATCTCAAGAGCAGCAGCAAGCTCCATGCCCTTGGCCTTGTCAACGTACATGCCGTTGCGCTCAGCCTCCACGGTGTAGAGCAGGGCACCCATGTTGAGCAGGATGCTGTTAAGCTGGCCTGCATCACGCGCCCTTGCAATCTGGGCAAGCGCAATCTTCTCGGTGTTCTCAATGTCACCGAGTTGGTACACGCCGTGCTCATCGTTGCCGCCACACAGGTAGCGAGTCAGTAGCTCTGGGTCAATGTCAGGGGTGTTGATGCCCGCTGCCCACAGGGCCTTGACTTCATCGACCTTGACGTTACCGCCGTAGCGCGGGGCAACCTCGTCGAGGCTGAGCATCTGATCCTTCTGGCCCATGCCGTTGAGCAGGTACTCAGCAACCTGACAGTCCCACACGTTACCGCCGTTGGCAACGTACTCCATCCAAGCAGCAAGGTTCTCCTTGTCCTGCAATGCGTGGAGCAAGTCGAACTTAATGTTGAACCCGATCAGCAGCTTGGTGTCAGCCAGCACAGGCTTGAGCCAGCCGGAGCCGGGAGGCTGCTTGCCGAAGCGGTGCTCTACAACCTCACCACCCTTGTGCTTAAAGCCGTGGGTCACGACCCAGTTAGCCGTGTCGAACGGGTTGGCCTTGCGCTTAAAGCTGGTGTTGATCGTAGTCTCTGTATCCCATGTAGTGTAGCTCATCCCACTGCCTCCTTGTATCGACCGCGTTGGCTGTCGAAGAATACCTCCTGCTGCGGGCTACCCCGCTTGCCGGTACGTACCCGCTTGTTCTTGGTGGTACCAATGTAACGACTGTTCTCCAGCACCGGGTCGTTAAGCGCACCGATGGTGATGATGATGTCAGCCGCGCCCTGCTTGCCTGTCTTGCTGTCCTTCAGCATGGGCAAGGTGGGGTAGCTTAGGCCATCGGCATCTGCACTTAGCTGGCTGGTTGCCAGCATGGCACAGTCATGCTTCACGCCCATCATACGCACCCACTGGTACATGGCCTCAAGCAACTGGTCGGTACGCTGGCCGTTGTTGTTGGTGTCACCACCGAACTTGATGTTATCCACCATGTCGAACAACACCAGCGCGGGGCGGTGTGCCTTCATGATGTCCTCAACTTCGTGGTTCCACATATCGTGAATGTCGAACACGCGAAGCACACCGGGCCTGCCACCTAGGGCAGCAGCATAGTCCTGTCGCACCTTGGTCTTGTACTTCTCAAAGCCGGGGTCGGCCGGCGTGTTGCTCAGCTTAACCAAGTCCTCGGTCGTGGCGTTTAGCGCAGCTTGGAAGTTGCGCATTACGATGTTGCGACCCGGCCCCTCGTTGTTGAACCACAGGATGCTACGGTTCTCGTCGGGGTAAAGCTCATCCACCTGCGCGGCCATGAAGGTTAGCTCACTGGCACAGAAGGTAGCCTTACCCTTGTCGGGGCGGGCGGCAATCAGGCCGAAGTCACCGGCACGGAGCGGCTTGAGGTGGCGGTTAAGGCAGGGCAAGCGGAAGTGCAGGCCCCGGTCATCCTCTTCTGCCTTGAGCAAGTCCTCGATAGGGTCGAGCACCTGGGGGTTCTTGACCTTGCGGTTGAGTTGCTGCTCAAATTTCTCAACGTTATTGGCAAGCTCGGTAAAGAGGTTGACCTCATCACCTGCGTTCCACCGCTCAAGCAGGGTGGTCACGTTGGCCGCAGCCTCTGCTGCTACGAGGCGGGCAAGCAGGCCCTGCTCAATCTCGGGTGCCACATCTTCCATGCTCTTGGCAATGATGGCTGAGTACAGTGCGAACTGCTCGTCCTTCATGTTAGGGTGACGGAAGCCACGATACCATGTGAGGAAGGGGCCATGCTCGATACGCTGGGCCTCGTCGAACTCTCGGAAGAACACACCGAAGTCGTCGAGTAGCTCAGTCGTCAGTGGTTGCAGCGCCGACTTGGGTACGCTGCGGCGCAGCCTGTCGTACCGTTCGCGGTGCTTGAGTAGCTTCAGGGTTGTGATGTCTAAGCTCACACCAGCACCCACACGATCTGCTTGTCACGGCGCTGACCGGAGTCCTTGATCTTGTCGGCACGGCGCAGCTCAGCGAGGCGGGGAGTAACGCTGTTGAGCGGTGCGCCCACTACCTTAGCAAGCTCGTGCCCGGTACGCCCATCGCCACCATATGCGGTAGCTGTCATAGCAACCCAGACTTTCTCACGCAAGCTGGTGCGCTTGACCTTGCCCGCAGCCTTGCTGGTAGCTGGGTCGTTAGCGCGGGAGGTGTGCTCGACCATAGGCTCGACCTGCACAAGCTCAAACTTCTCTTCCATCCAGCCACCAGTGCAGTCGTCGTCCAAGACTACGTGACCGTAGCTCAGCCCTGTAACCGTCATGACCCTATCGCCGTGAGGCCAAGACATGCCCGCCCAGCCGCTCTGACAGGCAGCAAGGCGTACAACCTTGTCTCCAACTTTGAACTTGCGGACTACGGGTACAAAGAACTTAGGGTTGCTTGACCCACTAAAGTTAGCGAAGCACAACCAACCCCGAGAGTCTAATGATTTAACGGTGCGCACATCTCCGACTTTGATAACGCGACCATCGGAATCCTCGTTGGCCTCGGTAATGCGCCGAACCATATCACCTACTTTGAACTCTGCCATGTCAGTAACTCCTTGATGTCAGACCTGTGCACTAGCTTAGGGTCTGCTTTGCTGATGATGCGACGCGCTTCTATGCCCGCACCCCTGAGGGTAGCCAGCACTTTGGTCGCGCCTTTGTGACCAGCCCCATCAGGGTCAAGCCACACGTTAACTCTCGCGTTGCGCTTTAGTAGCGCGGCCATACACCCAGCACTCATGCTTGTGCCTAGCAGGGACCACCCCTCGCCCACTGTGCCTACCTTGTATGCAC